TCTTCAGCTTGAGGTTCCCGAGGACACTCACGACGTACCTGTACGCCTGTGTATCTTCGTTGTAAAACGGTCCCTCGCTCGTCAGGAGGTTGCCTTCCATGCAGTACAGTTCCATGTTGGCGATTGACAGACCGTAGCCGACACCAGCCGGAACAGCATACTCGGTCGTAACGTCGCAACCGTCCTGAATAAAGGAGTCCTTGAATCCGTACAGCTTCAGGCCAGTGTTGCTGCTGATAAGGGCTCGCTCCTTGGAATCGAGCTTGTTCATGTAGGTGATATAGAGCTTACGGTCGAGGACAACCATGTCGATCTGGCTCTCCTTCGTATCGTTTCTCTTCGCCTGCTGAATGCCCTCGCGGACAGCCTGAACGCACTGATCGTCCCAAGTGAACGAATCAGCACCAGCGGAGTTCTTGCCCTTGAAGTACTTGCTGGTGTAGTTCACCACAATAGGCGACCAATAGTCATATTCGGGATCGGCCACACCGTTCGGCCACGATCCCTCAAGCTGCGAGCCCGCCGTCGCACCCAGACCAGTCGAAAGACCGGCGTAGTTGTCGGCAGGCCAGCCGAAGGGGTCATCAGCGTTGGCAACCCGCTTGGTGCCGTCAACGATGCTGACCGTGCCGTCGATGGCGAAGATGGACTCAAGGCCCATGAACCGAAGTTCATTACCGGCCTTATAGCCGTCGATGTAGATTTCCTTTGAGAGGTGCTGGCTCATCGACTCTTCCAGTCGAGTCGCCATGCCACCCGCGACATTGATGAGCGCGGCCTGACCGCGATTCTCCAGCATCTCGCGCCGGTAAATCGAGTCAGTAACCTGATAGCCGCGATACGGGAGGGTCGCCGTCTGGAAGAGATTCTGCCGTGCGAAGACGCGCGGAGTTTCTCCATTGTTACCTGAAACAGGCTGGTTTCTGTAGCGAACTTGCCAGTTCAGATTCAAGCCCGAGGCGTTCATCACCACGTTACCAGAGCCTTCCAACATGGCGAAGACTTTGAAACGCCGGAAGGTCGTTTGTTCAGTCTCCCGAAGGTAGTTCTGGATCGTCGTTTGAATTACGCGGGCCCAGTCGGTGGCGTTGGCCATTTGGCTCTCCTAGTCAGGTGTAACCGGCGGCGTTGAGGTTTTCCGCCAACATTTGCTCAAACGTAAGTTTCTGCTTCGGCTGTCTCGGATCGTTGTTGGCGGCACCGGCTGACCGGCTCGGATTCCGGCTGGCTTCCCGGCGCAAATAGTTCATGTTCTGACTGGCAAGGTCTTGCGGCGCAGCCTGCACTGCCGGTTGGGCTGGTGCTTGCTGAACCGGAGGGGCCGCCTGCATGGACTGGGGCTGGTACTGTTGCTGCGGAGAAGAAGAGTCTTGGAGATACCGCTGACGCAGTAACTCAAGCTCAACCTTCTCGACAGCGTATTCAGCCCGAGCCTTGCCGGGTGGCAAACCTCGTTCTCTCGCTTCGTCGATATACTTATGGAGTAGAAGCCCTGCCGGTGAAACGCTACCTGTGTGTTCGTCATACAGCCAATCAGCGTTCTCCTTCTCAAACGTCTCGACGTAGCTCTCCCGATCACGGGCCTCAAGCTGCTTCTGGACAATTTCTTGGGCCTGTTTTTGGGCCAGTTCCGCAACCATCGGGCCCAGTGCTTCCTCTGGATTGGACAGGAACTTCTGGGCAAAGTCGGCCCGGTAGTTCTGCCACTCGGTCAGGGCCAGCTTGGCGTCATAGGGCGCGTCGGGGTGGATTACATCCCTGCCGTTCTCGTCCTTGATCAGGTAACGCTTGTAGCTTTCCTTGACTTCGGGAGGGCTCCACCACTTCTGCTGCGGCGCAGGGGCAGCCTGTTGAGGGGCAGGTG